GTGGCTAGGTCATTTGCCCTGCAGTTCGATACTGAGACTGTCTGGAGCGATTATTGGCTACCGTTCCTCAAAGACTATCTGAGCAAAGCGTAGGCAGTCCTGGGCGGTAAACTAGGAGCTGGAGGTTTCTAGTGGCGATTACAGATGGGTACGCGACTCTTTCCGATGTGAAAGCAGCGCTCAGGATTACAGACAATGTGGATGACAGCCTGCTTGAGATAAGCATTGAGGCTGCCTCACGCGAGATTGACGGCTGGTGTGAGCGTGTGTTCACGAGCTCGACAGCTACACGCATTTACAGGCCCACAGATGTTTTCAGTGTGGATGTGGATGACCTGCAATCCATCACTACTCTCAAGACAGACTCTGATGGTGACGGTGTGTTTGATGTGACCTGGGAGACAACTGACTACCAGCTCAACCCTCTCAACGGTATCGCTGGCGGTATCAGCACCCCTTACACACAGGTACGCGCTATTGGGGAGTATCTGTTCCCCATTTATGAGCCACGCAATGTGAACGCTAATGAGGCTTCCATCCAGATCAATGGCGTGTGGGGTTGGGCTTCTATCCCTACAGCGGTGAAGCAGGCGTGCATCATTCTCTCGATGAGACAGTTCAAGCGTTACGACAGTCCTACTGGTGTGATGGGCTTTGGTGATTTGGGTGTGATGCGTGTGGGTCGCGTGGATCCTGATGTTGAGAAGCTCCTCATGCCCTTCAGGAAAATGGCTTTCGCGTGAGCATCTCAGATATTAGGGATGGGATTGCAACTAACCTTGCAACGATTAGTGGGCTGAGGACTAGCGCTGAGCTCCCTGACAACCCTTCCCCACCTATCGCTGTCGTACAGCTAAACAATGTGCAATACGATCAGGCTTTTCAGGGTGGGATGGTTATTTACACTTTCACTATTACTGTGATTGTGGGGCGCGTTTCTGAGCGCACTGCACAAACCAGGTTGAACGCTTACGCCTCCACAGGTGCTGGTGGTGTGAAGGCTGCCCTACAGTCAGATAAGACTCTGGGCGGTAACGCATTTGATGTTAGGTTGCAGGAGATGACTAACATTGGTGCGATAACATTAGGAGAGCAACAATACTTGGCAGCTGAGTTCAGTGCCATCGTTTACGCGGATTAGGAGAAACTGTGAAGTTCGCAGCTACTGATTTTGACATTAGCATTGCAGGCACTGACTTTAGTGACAGCATCGCTGCCCTTACATTAGATGTGTCTAGGGAAAGCCTCGAAATTACGGCCTTCGGAGACTCGGCAAGGCGGTATATAGGGGGCCTTCAGGACTCCAGCGTGACTATCTCTCTGCACCAGGATTTCGCCTCAGGCAGTGTAGACAGCACCATTTGGAGCAACCTGGGAGGCACTGTCGCTATCGTGGTGAAGCCCACTAGCGGTACAGTATCAGCCACTAACCCCAGCTACTCATTCAACGCGCTGGTTGTGCAGAGCACGCCTTTCGCAAGCAATGTGGGAGACCTGGCAACAATGGATGTTACCTGGCCTGTGGATGGTGCAATCACACGCGCTACTTCCTAAATTAGGGTAGTATCAGGAGCATGAACTTTACGCTCCTAATCACTTTCCTTGACGGTACTTCTACAGAGGTCACTGGCATTGCTGCTGACCTTGTGGCTTTCGAGGCAGAATACGATCTGTCTGTGTCACGCCTAAACCAGGACATGAAAATCACACACCTGTTGTGGCTTGGCTGGCATGTGCTGAAGCGCACTGGGGAAACCAAAGATGCGTTCCCTAAGTGGGTTGAGTCTGTGGAAGGCGTTGAGGCAGGCTCCCCAAAATAATCAAGGGGCTGGGGGATTCCTCAGCTCACTGGCTTATTGCACAGATTGCTGTGGAGACTGGTATCAGCCCACAGGATCTTGCTGACTTGCACCCTCGCATGTTGTTCACTATTCAGAAGGTGCTAGAGGCGAAGGCTAAAGCGAGCCAGAGACCGCGTAAGCGTAGGCGATAGAATAGAAGGCAGGATTGGAGTCTGCCTTGCTTTCTACTCAGATGCGCGTTGAGGGTATCTCTCAGCTGAATAACACCCTGAGGGATTTGGACCGTAAGGCTCTGAATAAGCTCAAGGGTGAGATGCGTAAGAGCATCAAACCTGTTGCCTCTGCTATCGCTAACGATGTGCCTGAGACTCCTCCTCTGTCTGGGATGAATCATAATGGTGTGACTAGGTGGACTGGTCAGGTGAAAACTTCTGTGCAGTTCACTCCTGGGCGTGCGAGGGGTGGGGCCTCTAGGGTTTTGGCAATGAAGTTCACTGGGGGCACTCGCGCTGGTGGCGGTATTGGTTTTGATTACGCTGAGCTTGCAGGATCCTCTAGGAGACCTGGCTCACGCTATTCCAAGGTTTATGATCGCGGTGGCTACCCTGGCCTGCAACACAGAATCAATGGTCAGGGGCAGGCGTTCAATCGTGGCATACGCGCTTACAAACCCATTAGGGGGCGCGGTGGCTACTTTGCTTACGATTCCGCTGTGAAAAAGTACCCCATCATTGAGGGTTTAGGTAAGCGTGCAATAGATAAGTTCATGGATGATGCCACCAGAGAGCTCAGAAGAATCAGAGGTGCAATGTAATGGCTATCTTTATCCCTCTAGTTACAAAGTTTGATGACAGAGGTTTGCAGGGTGCTCAGCGTGCGCTTGCTAATTTTCAGAACTTTGCTGTGGATGTTGGGCGCGTTGCTGCTGCAGCTATTACTGCTGTGGGTGTCGCTTCTGTGCGTGAGGCTGCACAGTTTGAGACGAGCTTATCTAAGATTCAGGGTTTGGTGGGTGTTAGCACTGATGAGATTATTGAGCTTGCTAACGCAGCCAGAGAACTAGGCCCTGCTTTTGGTGTTAGCGCTAATGAGGCAGCGGATGCGCTGTTCTTTATTACCTCGGCTGGTTTGCGTGGCGCTGGGGCTACAGAGGTTCTTGAGGCATCCCTGAAGGGTGCTGCTATTGGTTTGGGTGACACTAAGACCATTGCGGATCTTGCAACCTCAGCGGTGAACGCTTATGGTGAGGCTCAACTGGGTGGCGCTAAAGCGGTGGATGTTCTGGCTGAGGCTGTGCGACTTGGAAAGCTTGCACCTGAGGAGCTCGCAGGTTCTATGGGCATGGTGTTGCCTCTTGCTTCTAATCTTGGTGTGCGCTTCGATGAGGTGGGCGCTGCAATGGCTGGTATGTCAAAGACTGGTACTGATGCCAGCACTGCTGCGACACAGTTGAGGCAGATTCTTGCCACGATTGCGAAGCCTACCAATGAGGCTGATAAAGCTCTTGGTCGCATGGGACTATCTGCTGAGGGTTTGAGGCAACAAATCAAGGATGAGGGTTTGTTCGCAACCCTTGAAACTCTAACTACTGCTTTTGATGGCAACATTGAGGCCACGACAGAAGTCTTTGGAAACATTCGCGCACTGTCTGGTGTCTTGGACTTGATGGGCGCGAGCGTAGAGGACAACCGCGAACTATTCAAGCTCATGGCGGATGACACAGGGGTTTTGAATGAAGCCTTTGAGATTACTGCCGAGACAGCACAGTTCAAGTTTGATAGCGCTATGGCTACTGCCAAAGACACTCTGATTGAGATTGGTGCTACCCTCCTAGACCGCCTCCTCCCATACCTTGATGATTTCAAAGCTTTCATGGATCAGAACGGTCCTGTCATTGCTGAGGCGTTTGACAACATTTTTGATTTTGTGAACAAGGTGGGTGACAAACTCTTTGAGTTAGCAGATGCTTTCCTCCCAGCAGTAATGGAGCTGATGAACAATGAACAGTTCCAGGAGAATGTGCAACGCCTCGGAGAGAACTTCTTTCTCATCGCTGATCAGGTTATTAGGTTTGTGGAGTCTGACCTGGGACAGTTCCTCCTAGATTTGACAGGGCAAAGCATTGTGGGTGGCTTGCATTTGCTCAACGAGCAGCTGGAGCGCCTCGCTAACCTTATGTTTGTCATCAATGAGGCTATGGATATTTTCTCTGGCAAAGCGCCTTCTGTGGACTTTGAGACACTCATGGACAGAGCTGGTAGCGCTATCGGTATCAGGTTGAGTGAGCTGTCACAATACTTCCTAGACTTGCAGAGCGCCCAGATGGGTTACAGTGGCAGGCGTGCTGGTGGTGGTCCTGTATCCTCAGGGCAAAGCTACCTGGTAGGCGAGATGGGACCTGAGCTGTTTGTGCCTTCTGCTGGAGGTGGCAGGATTGTCCCTAACGATAAGCTCGGCGGTGGCACTAACATCACTATCAATGTGAACGCTGGGATGGGTGCTAACGGTGCTCAGATTGGTGAGCAGATTGTGACAGCTATCAAACGGTATGAGCGCACTAGCGGTCCTGTGTTTGCGAGCGCGTAATGGCTGTCACAGTAGAGCTAGGGCTTAGCAAAGCTTTCACCTTGGATGACCCTGTAGCTGGTGTGATTGGGTCTACAGAGTTCACTATTGGTGGTGTGGCGTTTGAGGATGTGACCTCGCGTGTCCGCTCTATCAGTATTGCTCGCGGTAAGAACAGGGACCTGGACAGGTTCAACGCAGGATCTTTGAGTGTGGAGTTCAATAACACTGACAGGGCGTTTGACCCTCTCTACACTTCATCACCTTTCGCTGGGAACATTGTGCCTAGGCGTGATGTGCGTGTGCTCGCTGACGGCACTGCACAGTATGTGGGGAAGGTTACTGACTGGAACTTGGGTTATGACCCTTCAGGGCAATCTATTGCAGCGCTTGAGGCTGCTGATGCTTTCACTTTCCTTGCACAACAGGTCCTGACTCCTGGGACTGCTTCAGTGCAGTCCTCTGGGGCGCGTGTGAGCGCGGTGTTGTCGCAGGCTTCTGTGGATTGGCCTGTTGCTGATCGTGACATTGACACTGGGGCTTCCACGCTGGGTGCTGATGTGTTCGAGGGGAATGTGCTCAACTATTTGCAGAAGGTGGAGCTGTCTGAGGGTGGGTTGCTGTTCATTGACAAACAGGGGCGTGTGGCTTTCAGAGACAGGCTGAGCACTCCCACTACTGACAATGTGACAGTGTTTGCTGATGATGGTTCTGGGATTCCTTTTGCACCGGCTTTGGTGGAGTATGGGACTGAGCAACTGTATAACCAGATAACGGTGAGCTCACCTGCTGGGACTGCTACAGCTAACGGTGCCCTGTCTCAGACTCGCTATGGGATTCTGGAACGCGATGTGCAGACTTTGCTTTCTACACAGACTCAGGTGGAGGATTACGCTGATTTTCTGGTGGGGCGTTACGATGAGCCTGAGTATAGGTTTGCACGCCTCGCTGTGGACATGAGCAACCTTTCAAGTGCTCAGAAGGCTTCCATGTTTGCCCTGGACATGGGCAGTGTTATCCAAGTGAAGTTCACCCCTAACAGTGTGGGTGATGCGATTGAGCGTTACGGTCTGGTCATAAACATTGGGCACAGTGTGACACCTGATGATCACATCATGACTATTGGTGTGGGCTCGCTGCAAACCTCTCTCTTTGTCATTGGTGACTCAGAGTTCGGTACAATAGGAGAGAACGCTCCTGGCGTTCTTGGTTTCTAGGAGGCATGGATTTTGGCTGGTGCTGGGTTCAAGCTTTTTCAGAACGGTAGTGTGTTGCTCGCTTCTGAGGTGAACACTTACATGATGGAGCAACAGATTATGGTGTTTGCTGGGACAGCTGCAAGGGGCACTGCGTTGCCTTCTCCTAGCGAGGGCATGTTCGCGTTTCTCAAGGATACTGACACGCTTACTTATTACGATGGATCAGATTGGCAGGACTTCTAATGGCTGCAGGCGGATACAAAGAGTTTGTGGCAGGGGAAACCCTCGATCAGGATGAAATCAATGATTACCTGATGCAGGGCATGTTGGTGTTTGCTGGTACTGCTGCGCGTGGGTCTGCTATTGGAACACCTGTAGAGGGTCAGTTCACTTTCAGAACCGATGACGATGTTGTTGAGTTCTTTGACGGCAGTGACTGGGTTGAGTTGTCTACTGGTCTGCCTCCTGCAGTAGTTTCTGGCACTACAGGTTCCCCCACTGTCACTTCTGGCACAGTTATTGATGGTGTCACCTACGATATTTACACCTTCACTGGTAACGGTTCTATCACTTTCAGCTCTGCTGGTTTGGTTGACGCACTTGTGATTGGTGGGGGAGCAGGCGGTGGGCGAGCTGATGCGAATGAGGCTGGTGGTGGCGGTGGTGCAGGGGCTTTTTTCTTCGAGTTGAATCAGTTTGTTGAGGCTGGTACTGCCACTGTTGTAATTGGTGCTGGTGGTGCAGGCGCTACAGCTGATGATAACAATGGCGCTGTGGGAGGCAATACTTCTGCCGGTATTTTCAAAGTTCTCGGCGGTGGTGGAGGAGGAGGCCCTGGAGGTGGGAGTTCTTTTGGCTCAGGAGGTGGGGGTGCAGGTCGCGCAGCACTTCACACTGGAGGCACTGGCTACGGCGTTTTGTTCACATATGCTGATGGTCGCGATGGGGGTAATGGTTTTCCTAATGGCGCAACTGACCCTCGTGCCGGTGGTGGAGGAGGGGGAACAAGCGCTGTTGGTTCTCCAGGAACTAGCAGTGTTGGTGGTAACGGTGGAGCCGGAACTAGTAGCTCAATAACGGGTACAGCACTTTTCTATGGTGGTGGTGGCGGTGGAGGTGTGCGAAGCGGAACAGGCGGCTCAGGCGGCTCAGGGATTGGTGGAGACGGTGGTGCTGCCAGCGCTGGCTCTAATGCTTCTCCAGCCAATCGTGGCTCTGGTGGCGGTGGAGCAGGTCGCGCAAACAATGGCGGTAATGGTTCATCCGGTGTTGCGATTGTGAGGGTTCAGGTCTAATGGCTCATTTTGCTCGTATTGACGAAAACAACATTGTTCAAGAAGTTCAGGTGATCAATAACTCTGTGCTGGATGCTGATGGTGAGTTCCCTAACTCTGAAGTTAGTGGGCAAGCGTTTCAAGCTTCCTTGGGTCTCGATGGTGTTTGGTTGCAGTGTTCATATAACGGAAACTTCAGGGGTGCTTATCCTGGCAAGGATTGGACTTATGATTCTGAGTTGGATGAGTTTGTTGCACCTGTTGTAGAACCTATCGAGGCGTAGATCGTGAAGCTCTCACAGCCCTGGCCTGAGGGATACAACATCAATGCTCGAAGCCCTTATGGGTGGAGGGTTCACCCTATTACTGGGAAGCGGAAGTTTCATCATGGGGTGGATGTTGCTGCACCTGTAGGCACTGAGCTGAGAGCTCCTGCTGATGGTGTCATTGTGCATAAAGGCTCTGGGGCTTCTGGTGGGAATACTCTGATCATCAAGCACGCTGATGACCTGTTTACTGTTTATTATCACTTGCAAAAACCATCCCACCTGCTGAAGGGTACGCGAGTGGAGCGCGGTGAGGTGGTCGCTCTGGTAGGAAATACTGGTGCTAGTACAGGGCCACACCTCCACTGGGAGGTTAGGCGCTCTCGCAGGTTTGGTGACACTGTGGATCCTGTGCCTTACCTTCAGGGTGCTCCCTCTGTTGTGCCTGCAGCGCTCAAGGTGGATGGGAAGCTAGGGCGCAACACTTGGAAGGCGTTTCAGACAGCGCTCAAGAATAAGGGCTTATATAAGGGTGTGCCTGATGGTAGGCCTGGTGTGATGACTTATAGGGCTGTGCAGGCGTGGGCTGGTGTGAAACAGGATGGCAGGATTGGTCCTGTCACTCGCAGGGCTGTGCAGGAGAAACTGGGTGTGAAACCTGATGGGGTGTGGGGCAGGCTTACAATCTCAGCATTGCA